GAGGGTTTACTGTTGTCTCAGGGTTTGTTATTTGTTTTCCTTCATTAACTATCACAAATCAGAGAAGCTGATCTATAGCTTGAGTGATTGAGTGTACTCCACCAGCCGCCAGGCCATAGGGTCCAGGGATTAAGGATAATCCTCCGGATATGGACCTGATAATTGACAATACTCTCTGCCAGAAGTTGTCATTGTCCATATAGGCGACCCCAATAGGTAGCTGAGAGATGATCTCTCGGTACAGCTTCATAGCTCTCTCATCAGTAGGAGTGCTAGTTCTGAACTCATAAGCTATGCTAGAGGGGTTAACCATGTATTCTACGCATGACCAAGTCTTGATCACAAAGGGATTCTGGGTCGTACAACCCGAGATCTTTATAATCACTGACTCAAAGCCATTATCGAAACCTGGAATAGCACCCATAGAGGACACTGGCGTGGCTAGGAAAGTGAAATCATTAGACGACAGTGTGGATGGTATGGTGATCTGCCCCTCAATTATCGAGTTGAAATTGAAGGTAGGATTATTGGAATAAGCCGCAGTATACACACCATTTATCACTGGACCAGTATATTGGTCAGCGCTTGGAGAATTGATTCCCTGCACTCCTAGCAGAGTGTAGGCCAATGACGATGTAGCGATGGGTCCTTGATTTTCCAAGGCGACCTGTAGTGGTAGCTTGAAAGCCTGAATGACTCCTGACCACTGCATTTGGTTTACGAGAGGTATAAGTTCGAGGTGATTAGACACAAAACGATACTTTTCCACAGCGTCTCCAAGAGAGGTCGGGGTGCTACCAAAGAAGGTGCCCGAGTCAGGATAGGGAACTGGAGTCCATCCACTGCTAGCTGCAACCGGCGAACCGGGAGTAACATTGATGTACCAGTAAGCTATACCTGGAGTAGGAAAGAGACCTATAAAGACATCAGTAGTAGAGCTAGGTATACTAGCTAAGGTATTGGTGAATTTATGTTTCTTACAAACTGTCATTGAGTTAAGATTGTCAGGGACTCCGGTTACTCGAGAGTAAGCGAAGTCTGGGGGAGCGAAAGCACACTTAAGAAAGGCCATACCTGAGGCTGAGAGAGAGTTTCTCTGCCTGTTTATGCGGTCGTTGTTAGCAACAGCTATAGAGGCAGGAATCGTCATCATCTTGGAGCCTGTGTATATGGGCATGGTATTTCTATTAACACGACTTCTACGTCTGCGTTTCGCTGATTTTGATAGTGCAACTTTTTCTTTTGGCTGTGGTTGCATAACAGCCTTGGGTTTGATATTACTATTTTTATTCATTTTCAATGATATAATGAGGCCCCTCCACCTCATAAAAACCCACGGATCTAATGTGGTCTAGGATATCGTTATAATCGTCTCGTGAACTTAATTCGTCTTGAAATCCAATCATAGCCAACCGAAAGTCTAGTGGACTTTCTATATTTTGGTGCAACAAATTCATAACCATCTTCTCAACGTTAAGAGAATAGGTTCCTCTAACGGAGTAGATATGGCTACAGAACTCGAAGTTGCCCAAGATATCGTCTACTGGTTGATAGTCTTTCAGGCGGATACCATAGGATGCGTACTTCTCATAGGGGTGCGGAACTGTTTGTTCCACGGCGTCATCTCCGGCAGTTATACACGTGTGAGCACCTATAAGGTCTGCTATACGTTTGCGCATGTAGGAGTTTCCTCTACTAGTGCGCAACTTGCCTGAGTTTACTATACCCGAATAAGTAGTTTCCACCAAGGTTCCATCTGAAAACTGGTAGACCGACTCCGCTTCTAATATAGCCTTGCACCTCAACAGGTGTTCCCAATCATGTGAAACCTTGTCGGAAAGCTTGATTATATTTTCTGCCTCGTCGTAGATTTGCCAGCCCTTAACATTGAAATCCCATCCTTTAACGTCCGAGAAGCTCATAGGAACTCCTGAACTCATGACGTTGTTCAATACAGTAAGGTTATCATCGTGGGTAAATCCGATTCCCGGTTTGGAAGGGATATCTTTCCAATTCCGAATTTCCTCTTTACACACGTGCCTAGATAGTAGCATTTCTATTATTTTGTCGGCTAGTGAAACCGACATGATTAGACGAACTCGCCCCTCCAGAACTTTATCGTTCTTATGAGGTTCGTTCTTGACAAAAACTCTAACGGGGTCCATAAGACCATCATCGATACGTTCTCGCCTAGATTTGTTTTTAATATCATCTAAAGAGAAGTGAAGCATTGCTTCAATGCGATCTAGAATAATATCATTGAGACGCTCACCCATTCTCTCCATTACTTCATCGTTTCTGTTAGAAACGAGAGAATAAGGCACTCCTGGGCTAGCTTCTGGTTTGACATACAACTTCATCGCGTCTATGGTGGCGCTCCATTTCTCCCTATTATAATTGAGCAAATATTCTGGCAAACTATGAGTGACATATAGAGGCAGTAGTCTGGCATCAGACTCAAGCAACTCTGTTTGAGATGGCGTTTTATAGTCATCTACGAACCTGTCGGCTTGGAGCCTGAAGCTAGTCTTTTCTGCTTCTGACCCTCTTGATGGCCACTGGTACTTGGCATACTGTGGGTACAGTGCGCACAAGGATTTCCATTTATCGCTTTCTTTCCTTTTGGCTCCTTCATGGAAGGTGCACTTGGAGAATCCGATAACTTTGGACTTGTCTGAGAAGGGTTGTTTCTCTTGCCATTCATAGTATTGCCCCCAGATTGCTCTGGGGTTAGCTGGTTTAAAGGAACCGTAGGAGTGGATTGTTTCTTTCGTCTAGTCCTTTTGGCCTTAGGCTTGGGGTGCGTATTAGGCACTTCCCCTTGCTTTAAGGTTTCTTCCTTGGCGCCAGAAGGCGCCGACTCAACGGATGCCCTAGCTTCAAACACCGGAGTGGAATCTTGGGCCTCAAACATTGGGGCTGAAGGCAGGGTGACATCAGAAACAAACTTTTTCTGGGGTTCTACCGGCAACTTAGGATAAATGCTGCTAAATGTTACCGTCGTCTCCTTAGTAGGATTGGCATAGAGTAATGGTGTCGTGCGTCTATCCAGCGCAATACATCCTTCTTCCTCACTACGCTGGACATTCAACACTGGTACACTATGGTGTACCAGGTTGTTTGCATCTACGTATAAATTAGATTGGATGTTATTGTTAGTCTTGAGTTCCTGAAGTCCTTTCTTTTCAAAAGGGACCGTGGGTAACTTACTAGTAACCGGTATATCAACACTTTCCGTATCTTCTATTCCAAACCTATTGATTCTGAGGAGGCTCACTACTCTTTCAGCTATCTTCGATAAGAGCTCCTCGTTTTCGAGGTGCTCCATTATCTTATCGACCGCCGGAAGAGGAAACTTCTCCTCAAGAACTCGCTTTACTTCGGTACTACTAGGCTTGGGCTTCCCGCGCATCAAAGCGTAGCCGCAATTTGCACAGCTGAAACCAGCTTTAGCATGTATGCAATTACACTTGCTGCACGTCCAAGGACTCTCCTTACGGATCCTGCCTCTCTTAATCATTTGGCCTTTATGTCTGAATTCAACGAAGCCTGTACGCTGCATATAATTCAGAGCTTCACGCTCTTCCATTCTTCTTTCAACACGCGATTCGATATATTCCATCTCGGCTCCCCAGTCTCTAACATCCTCTTCAACTCGCAAATCTTGCAATTCGCGGTTGTAGAACATGCGATACTGTTCTTCTAGAGCCTCGTCTTCCTCTATCCTGCGTTCAAGGTCTTCATCCTCTTCTACCAGGTCCTCTTCACCAGCAAAGATGTCGAGGTTCATGGGAGATTCTTTTCTCTTGTTACGAAAGACAGGAGGAACAACGCCGACGTTACATTTCGTGACTGTGTCGTACTCCAAATGGACGGCAACTATGCGGCCTCTAGTGTCCAGGACCGGAGATCCTGAACTACCAGTGCTAGCGCTAGCGCCGTAAGAAACGTGCCAAGGTTTTTCTCCTTTCCTAACAGCAGCATGCGTGACGCACGGCTTGTTTTCGAAAAGCTGATTAATAGAG